GTAGGACTGAAGCCCTCTCTTGGGAATGGCTCGAACGTATCATTGACACCCAGCTGCTGTGCGTTAGTGCCTAGCCCTGCGCCATAGTCTATAGACCTACCCTGACCGCCCATCTTTGTTAAGTAGTCTTGCGATGCCTTAGCTGTAGACAATGTATTGCCACGCTGCGTTGCCTGCGACAGCTTCGCTATAATACCTGCCTCTGACTCTTCTGGGTTTAGCAAACTTGCACCAAATAACCCAACGCCTGTTACGGCTGGCAGCACTCCTATATTAGCAAAACCACCCTGCTTTTTGTTCACATCGAAGCCGCGATCTTCTAGGCTGCGCAATAACTGCTCATCAAACAACCCACCGTAATAATTAACTTCCATAGATCGTCTAGGACTTGTTTTGGTGTTTAGGAAGTCTTTGCCTTGCGGGCCATCTTCAAACGTGCCGTCTGGCTTAACTGCTCTAGCATATCTATTAGGATTTAAGTCTTGCGCTGTTACATCAGTGCTTAATGTTCCCATGTATTCGCCAGCAAGCGCAGATGGATATGTAGGATTACCAGCGCCAGCCAGTGCATCAACAGAAGTGTCTATTAAGCCTACATTTTTAAATCCCATGTCCGGCTGCAACAGCTGGCTTTGGTCTGCTATCGCTATGCGCGTTTGCGGCAATGTTACGCCGCCGACATTTCTAAATTTGGTGTCCATGTCGCGCTGCACTAATTTTCGTATCGAGTCAGGCAGTGCATCAAACTGTGCGCCACTTTCTGGATTGTCTATTCCTTTCCAGTTCGGCACATACAGCTTCATATAGCTGTCTACTTCTTTTTTAAATGATTTAGGCATGTTTTGCGAGGCATAGCTAAACATCGTTTTGCCTGTCATACCTGCAAAGTCAGAGCCGGTTGGGGTCATAGACCACGGCATAAACACCGGCGACCTTCCGTATTCTGCTTCTAGCTCTCTTGCAGCCTTAACTATCTTAGGTACAACTGTTTCACCAGATGCCCATAGGTTTGGGTTTCTGACGTAATCTCGCATGAAGTCTTGGCCGCCAGTAAGGTCTACTGGGTAAGCTAATTGCTTATCGCCAATACCTACAAGCCGTCCGCCAGCAGCAGTTCTGTCTGACATTGTTGTTAAGTAAGGGAAGCCTTCTAGCTCAGCTAAAGATAGAGGCTGCACAGGAATCATCTCTACACCCTCTACAACAGGTGTATTTAAAGGTGCGTCACTTTTACGATCAGGCTTCTTGTATCTTGGGTCATATTCATCAGGCTTTAGCGCCCTTCCAATCAAGCCAATGACATCATCTTTAAGCATAAACTACCCCTGTTGATTAACGGCCAGATTATACCACACTTAGACTATCCCCTGAAGGTTTCGCCTAATAGGCTCGCCCCAGCTGGATGATGTTGGCCTGTATCCTACTGCAAGATACCTCATAGCGTCAGCACAGTGGCTTGTCCAGTCATGCAATGGTCTACCACGCCATGTCATACCCTTCTCATCGTAGTCTCTTCTGTACTGCCTTAATGCGTCAATGCCTCGCTCACACTTCTCAGCATCAAACCAGCAGCGATTAAGCATGCTGCGTACCGCCTGTATCCCATCATCAACGCCCAGCTGCGGAGCAATCTGTACTGGTCGCACCCCCAAGTTCTCTAGCGTCTCTAACCGGCTTTTACCGCTGCCAAGCTCTCTCACCCGTACATCGTGTGGCAGCACATGCTGGTCATATACATAACCCTTCTCATTCAATACCCTAGCATAATGGTCTAGACCCACGCCGCTGCACTCATAATAGTCTATAAGGCGCACCTCAGCCCCTACAAACTGCGCAAACCAAATAGCAGTGCTATCGCCTACCCCTAAATCCCAAGCCGTTACAACGCCAATGTCGCGGTCATACGGCGCATTAGTTATTCTGTTCTCTGACGCAGCATTACGCATCTCTACTGCATAGTACGCACCCTCAGCATGTACCAGCATCTCACCTTCCCAGATATGGCCATACAGATCAGGACGCTGCTTCTCATCTTCTAAGCGCTCTTGCTCTAACACTGATGGGAAAAACGGGTTATCGCGCCAATTGATTTCAGCTATCTTCATATCAGCTGGGCCATTGACCCTGAAGCGCCTGTGCGTTGCTGACAGCTTAGACTCAGGGTTCCATGTCACCCATATCTCTGAATCTTCTTCTCGCACCGTAGGGATAAGTTTCTGCCATGCGCTATCACTCACCCCCTCTGCCTCATCTACCCAGCAAAGAATAATCCTAGCTTTTGACTTGATGCTATCAAGATTGCGCCTGAGGCCAGAAAATACATAATTGATTCGACCATCTTTGGATCGAACATACTTCTCTCCTATTTCGTAGTAGTCAGACAAAAAGTCTACGCCCCTGATGGCGCTTTTGATTTCTTCTAAGGATGATTCATCGAGAGAGTTTAGGTGTTCACGGGCACATAGTATCTGTCCCTGCTTGCCTTCCATGCCCCACTGGTAACCACGAACAGCAGTCATTAGTGCAAAGCTGCGCGTCTTAGCAGAGCCTCGACCACCATATGCACACCTGTATCTAGCCTCACCTTCAAAAAGGCTCACTATTTTAGGTGGCAGCCTAATCTCCGCTGTTTCCATTCTCAGCTACAAGTTTGATTACAGTTGGTTTGAATGATTGATCTGACGACACATGGTCTATCTGCTGCTTGTCGCCATACTTGCGTGGTGCCATCCTTGCTACCTTCCACTTGCGAGAATCTATCTGCAGCTTAGCTTTAGCCAGCTCACTTGCCTCTGCAACCTCTGACAGCTCATCAGCAATATCAACTATCTGGTCAGCATAAAAGTCTGCCTGACAATCCCTCGCGCGCGCGTACTGCTCCGAAAACTCTATTTTGTCACTATCAGTAAGCCACTTCATCAACGTACTCATAGCAGGCATAGCTTCGTCTCTACAGATTTGTCTAGCACTCTCACCATGCGCCAAGCGTCTGCAGATATCATCGCCTAATTCAGTTGTATATTTACTCGGACGCATCGTACTCTTCGTATGCAGTTTCTAATCTTTGGCGCGCAATGTAAAAGACCTCATCCATTAACTGTGAGTCTCTGTCACATATTGCCTGAGCAAAATCATTAATCAGCTCTAGGTCGGCCTCGTGAATATCGTCATCAATAGTAACTCTAATCATGGCCCGATTATACCCTATTTTAGCCCGTACTCTAACTCTAACAACAACTCGCAGTAGTGGATAATCTTCTTGATATCTTCTGCGCCGTTCTTATTCTTGTGTCGAGTAATGTACTTTACGACATTGCCTTCTATGTAGCCCAGCCCGTTTTTGCTTATGTATTCTATAGGCTGGATTGGCATGTCACTGTAGTGTTTACCGCCCTCTTGCTTTTTCAATGCACTCTTCATCACTTACCCTCGTATTTATCACGCAGATAATTAATACTAATAGGCAGCTCATCACACCCACCGTTCTGCACCTCGTTAAGCAGCCATATACCACGCCACGACCCATTTGTCTGTGGAGTAAGGTAATCTTCATCATGCTGGTAGAAAATGCCTGAGAACAGCCCTAAAATCGGACTACCGTCTGCCCTGCGCCCATATGCAATGTCTCTGTCTTGAACGTGGCCCATCACACAGGATTGAAACTGGGTCGCTAGCAGCCTCTTTGCGCTCGATACAGGCCTACCCATAATGCCACTGGTAAAGTAATGGCTGTAGCATATACCGTCCACTACAACCACCTCTAAGAAGTCGTATACCTCAAACCCCATGTCATCTAACCTAAGGTCGTCATAGCCTATTAGGCCATCTAGTTTGGCATCAGACTCTATTGCACGCTCGATACGCTGCTCATGGTTTCCTATGGTGAATATCAGGCGTGGGTTCCACTGCTTATGCTTGTTTTTACGCAGCCTGCTGCGCTCTTCTTCTATAGGCTCTAGGAATGTCTCCATCGCCCTGATACCGGCTTCTACGTCCCGTATGTATCTACGGCCTTCATAGCTCTTCTTGTTGACATCAAAGCCTGACAGGGATGGCATGTCCCAGTGGTCGCCTATATGGATAATAACATCAGGTTTTTTTTCAGCTGCATACAAGCCAGCCCATCGAAGGTGATCGACAGGCTGGTCTGGTTTAACCTGTGTATCTGGTATTACAAGGTGTCTTGCCATGACTTTCTCCTTTAATACTTTGATACAAGTATATGATTACTTTTCTAAAATGCTATTAATTTTTGCATACTCCTCATCAGTAACCCATATACGCATTTCTTTTAAACCTTGCTGCTTTCTTCTCTCGCGCATCTCGCGCATGATTTGAGCCTTTGGCTTAGGCTCTTTTTTCTTCCTGAAGATAGCATCATAGTTAGCCTCATACTGCTGCCTATTAGGAATAGGTCTTGGCGCATCACCTTTACCCGACATCACTATTCTCCATGTAGTATTCAGATACGCTGCACTTCTCATTGTATCTGTTGGTTACTTTGATTCTACGGCTCAGGACATTGTGGCCAGCTTCTTTTAGCTCATATATTCTGGCAGCCACTTGCGTTATGCCAAGCTCATTGAATGCGTTTAGACAGGTCAGCTTTTTGCCTGCCTGCAAGTAATCTAAAACTCTCTCTACTTGTGTCATTACCTTCTCCTAGTGGATTGATTGTTTGAATTGCTGGGTAAGAGCATGCTCTAAGTCACGCTCGAAATACAGATACAAGCTATCACGAAATGTGTCAGCTAAGCTGCGCTGCGTACCGAACCATTCACTACCGCCAACGTATTCCTTGAAGTTGCCTACGGCCTCGCTGCTGTAGAAATGGTCTGGCATCTCTTCTTCAGTAACGCCCATAGCAGTTGCATAACGCACCCTAGCATCTTCCATCAGGGCCTCAAACATCTCATCAGTGCCATCTGCGTATAGAACAGTAACTAGCTGATTAGTGATGTCGTGCGCGCACTGTGGGAAGCAGTCATACTGGTACGCATCTAGCTCAGTAAGCAGCGCATACACTGCAGCGTCTTTTAAACGGTCTTGCAGCTCAGGCATACACCCATCCCAGTCATCTGGCAGCTGCACTACAATATCGCCGAAAATAGCAGTTTTCATTAGAGTCTCCATAACATCAATGTCCCTGCGTCATATGGCTCACAATAGAAGCCATGCTTATCTGCCATAGCCTCTACACCTGCATGGAATTGACTGTCACCCATGCTCCAGTAGTCGAAGTACGGCATACCGTCTTGATCTACATCTTCGCTGCCACGCAGCCATATGCCATCTTGGCACACTTTATCTTCGCCGGTAAACTCATTGTAAGTCACTGCGTTGATATTTGGAAACGCTGCGTTAAGTTTTTTACACAGCGTTGTAGCTCTAGTTTTACTCATTATTATTCTCCCACCAAAGTTGTACCAGTTTCAGAAACCCAAGAACGTACGCGATGCTCTGCACGGCCAGTTGGATGGCTTCTGTCGCGCACTATCTTAGACAGTATTACATCTGTGCCTTCTTCAACCGCTAGGTCACGCGCATCGAAAAACGCTTCAGTAGCCTCATCAGCATCCTGTATGCCTTCTAAGCCGCTGTTAGTTTCCAGTATATAGTAAGGCACTTCCATACCCTGCAAAACATCTTTATGCTCACGCACAACCTCGCCATCGACAAGCATTTTGCAATCTAGGTTAGGGTAACTAGCAACTTTATGCCTATAGGCTTGGCTAGCAATTAAACGGCTACTATAAACAGTCTCAAGACCTCTGTGAATTACGCTATATTTAGACATTTTCGTCTCCTTATTTATTTGTTTATGGTGTCTATTATACACGGGTAACAGTTACTTGCAACTATTTTAGGCAATAAAAAAGGGCCTATTGGCCCTGTTCTATTCTATGC